AACGTTCGTTACAAGGCCCGTGAGCGTTATAGCTTCGGCGTATCAGATCCTCTGGGCATCTTCGGATCGCCCGGTTCGTCCTGATAAAAAAATAGAGAAGGGGGTCAAAAGCCCCCTTTTCTTTTTCTAAATTTCGTGTATATTTAAAGCATTCCGGGAACTCCGGTGTATCAGACAGTCCCGGCTGACGACATGCAGACTGATACGCCCAACTTGCATGTAAGGAAACAATCATGGCACGCACTACGTTTCAAGGCCCAGTTCGTTCATTGGGTGGCATTTATCAACAAGGCCCAGCTGCTGTTGTTGACATCACAGCAAGCACCACATTAACTCCCGAAGCTCATGGTGGTCGTATCATCGCTGTTGGTGGTTCTTTGGCAGCGGCATTGACATTGACATTACCCACAATCAATGTTTCATCTAACCCCGTTACATCTGGCCCCGGCCAAGACCCCAACACAATCAATAACGAAGGCGTGGTTTACACAATCTGGGTTCCTACAACCATCTCTACAAGTTCGTTGAAGATTGGTACAGACGGCACTGATAAGTACGTTGGCTCAATCACCATGAACGACGTTGACACAGACGGCGCAGCATTGGTTGGTTTCTTTGCCGCCGCTGCCAATGACTTTATTAACTTAAACGGCACTACCACTGGCGGTGTTGCAGGTTCATGGATTCAGATTGTTGCAATTGCAGCCAATAAGTACATGGTTAACGGAACAGTCCTTGGCACTGGCACTGTTGCCACGCCATTCGCTAACTCATAATCAACCTCGGGGCTTCGGCCCCTGTTCTAAAGGAGATTAATTATGATGCAGACAGACGTTAAATCCGGACACCTTAATAACTCTGGTTTTGTTGTTTTGGGTAGAAATAGGTTAAAAGCCATTTCTATGGTTGGTACGGCTACGGCTGGAACACTGGACATTTTTGACACAACTACAGCACCTGTCTCGGCGACATATGAGAGGGCGGCTACGCTTATCACTGTTACCAAGACCGCACACGGGCTGGTTACTGGAGATGTAGTTGGGCTTGCGTTTGCAACAGCAAGCGGAACATCCGGAACAAACGGCAACTACATAGTTACACGCACAGGCGCAAACACTTTTACAGTTACAGACATTAACTCTGGAACTGTTGTCGCCGGAACAGCGGCAACATATTCATCATTGTGGCTTGCCACCTACGACACTGGTGCGTCTGACTTGTTTGGTAATTTTGCGTTAATTCCCGGCGAAGGGATGCTGGTTAAAAACGGTATCTACTTGAGTATGTCTAATCTACTTTCTGCCAACATTTACTATGGCTGATAAGAGCTTTAACTTGATTGGTCGCAAGCTTATGATTGCGATCCCTTGTTACGATGGCAAAGTAAACATCAGGACTGCTTTCGCCATTGCTGAACTCGTTCCCAAGTTAGACAAGATGGGTGTGCGATTAAGTCTCGTACACGTTTCTGGTTGCTCAATTATTACCAAGGCTAGAAACAAGTTGGTTCGTAAATTCATGGAATCAGATTGCACAGACTTTTTGTTTGTTGATGCTGATGTTGTGATTAACACGGATGCTGTTACTCGCTTGCTTGCGTTGTCATCAGACAAAGATGTTGTGGCTGGATCGTATCCACGCAGATCTAAAGATGCCAAATTCTTCTTAGATTTTTATCTAGACGAAGATGGTCAGTTAGAGTTTGACGATCATGGATTGATGCGTGTTGAAAGTGTTTCCACTGGCTTCATGCTTGTGCGCCGCCATGTGTTTGAACACATGATTGAGAAGCATCCTGAGTGGCAATATAAAGGCGATGGTGACGGTGAAATCGAACACGCATTATTTGACTTTATGATTCTTGATGGTCAGTATATTGGTGAAGACTATGCTTTCTGTTTGAGAGCTAGGAATGAAGGATTTAAGATTTACTTGGATCCTATGATTAGTCTTCCACATATTGGCACAGAAGAATTCACACGGGACTTTGAGAAAGATGTTTTGAGGCCGCTTCTTAAGGAGCGTTCAAAACCTCAATTAAAAGTTTCTAACGGATAAAGGAAAAATTATGTCAAGTTTTGCACCGGGAACGCCCAAATCGGTAATGGATGAGTTTAATAAAAAATTTTATGGATCAAAACAGTCCCAAGTTGATGAGTCTCCTCCACAAGCTGAACCAGCTAAAGGTGGAAAACCCGTATCCAAACCTTTGCCAAAGCCTCCTGTAAAACCTCAGCCACCTAAGCCTGTTGCTCCTCCTGTAAAACCTCAGCCACCTAAGCCTGTTGCTCCTCCTGTATTAAATCCTCGCCCACCAGTACAGCCACCTAGACCTGTTGCTCCTCCTGTAATTCCTAAACCTCAGCCAAAAACAATAGTTGACCCAGTCCGTCCCTCACCTGTGACTGGCGTTAAACCAATAACAGGCGGTATGGGTCAAACGCCTCGCATGAAGGCTGGCGGATCTGTGGTCTCTGCTTCTAAGCGCGGCGATGGAATTGCGCAACGTGGCAAGACCAAAGGACGGATACTGTAATGGGTAGTCCAGCATGGCAGAGAAAAGAAGGCAAGAGCGAGAAGGGCGGATTGAACGCCAAAGGTCGCGCCTCTGCCAAGAAACAAGGGATGAATCTGAAGCCTCCACAGCCAGAGGGCGGCAAACGGCGAGACTCTTTCTGCGCCCGTATGGAAGGTCACAAGAAGAAGAATACGAGCGCCAAAACCGCCAAGGATCCAAATTCGAGGATTAACAAAGCTCTTAGAGCATGGAATTGCTAATTATGGACATCAATACCATTTGGTCTGCTGGATTGTCTGCCCTGATGGGCGGATTGTGGTTTTTCATTCGTGAAAAGCTGGAAGATGTGAAGCGGATTGAGAGACTTTTAAACATCACACGCGAGGAGATTGCCCGTGATTACGCAACTAACGAAGAAGTTCAAAGAATTACTGACCACATTGACCAGCGGTTTAACCGCCTTGAGGCAAAAATTGACCAACTCATTCAAAAAGGATAAATAATCATGGCACTCAGCTCATTCCAACAAGCCTTCAAAGATGCTCGCGCAAGCGGAAAAACAGAGTTTGAATTTCCGCCAAATAGCGGAAAAATGTTTAACACCAAATACAAAGAAGAAGTTAAAACCTCAGCCAAGCCTGCCGCTGCAAAACCTGCTGCGCCTGCAAAAGACACTTCTAACTACAGTAACGAAGGTCGCGGTATGGGTGCAAAGCCAACTCCTTCCGCAATGGCTCCAGCGCCAAGCGGCAGAGTTCCAACTCCTGAGCAGGCTTCGGCAAACCGCCAAGCTGCAATGGATAAGGTAAAAGGTTTTGGATCAGGCGTTATGGATGCCATATCTAACTTTGAAACACCAGCAGAACGCCGTTCACGCGAAGCTAAAGAAGCTTCCGGCATGAAGCGTGGTGGTTCAGTTAAGAAAATGGCTTCTGGTGGCTCTGCATCTAAACGTGCAGATGGTATTGCTCAGCGAGGTAAAACTCGCGGAAAGATGTGCTAATCATGGCTACTAAATGGGGCGCTAAAACAAATATTGGCAATGCTGCCGCGCAAGCATCGTGGGATAAAAATTGGGCAAAAAATGAAACCAAAGAAGCTACTTCAGAAAAAGTTAGAAAAGCCAGAGATGAAGCAGATTCCGAAGTAAAACGTGAAACTCGCGGCGTAGAAGAGCCAATGACCGAAGGTCAGAAGCAGTCTATGCAAGAAGCAAAAGATGCAGCGATGCAGTCCAAGAAAGACAAAGCCTACAACGCTGCCAAGACTTACCCAGACAATTTTGCCAAAGGTGGTAACGTTTCCAGCGCCAGCAAACGTGCTGACGGCATTGCTCAAAAGGGCAAGACTCGCGGGAAGATGTGCTAACCATGCCTGCAACGTCAGCAAAACAAAAGAAATTCATGGATGCAGCGGCTCATAATCCTGCATTTGCGAAGAAGGCCGGTGTACCTGTAAAGGTTGCCAAAGAGTTTAGCAAGGCCAGCAAAGGCCAAACATTTAAACAAGGTGGCGAAATGAAAGAATCTAAAGCAATGGTTAAAAAAGAAATTGGCTTTATGAAAGCCAAGGGCGCTCCTAAGTCTATGGTCAAGCATGAGATGGCTGAGATGAAAGGCGCTAAAAAAATGGCTAGTGGCGGTATGCCTATGGTCATGAAAGACGGACAGAAGGTTCCAGCTTTTGCTGCTGATGGCAAAGGCAAAATGGCTGCTGGTGGCATGACCAAAAAAATGATGGGTGGTGGATACGCTAAAGGCGGCTCTGCTTCTAGTCGCGCAGATGGTATTGCGCAAAAAGGAAAGACTGTTGGCAAGCTGCTCAAAAAAGGCGGGAAGTGCTGAGATGAGAAGCTCTCGCGGAATGGGTGCAGTTATGCCTTCTAAAATGCCCAAGGGGATGAGGAAGGCTAGACGCGACAACACTGATTTTACTCAGTACGCCGAGGGTGGCGAGGTGTGGTCTAAGCCGCGCCCCGAATCTCTTGGCGCTCCAAAGAAGCTTTCATCTGCAAAGAAAGCAAAAGCTAAGGCTGCCGCAAAAGCTGCTGGTCAGGTGTATCCTTCGCTTGTTGCAAATATGCGAGCCGCGAGAGAAAAATGACAGAAGAAGAGCAGACTCTTATTGCCAAATACCGTCTTGAGGATGGCATGGTTTATGGTATTCGAGGCAAGCTCAATGGCGTAAAAATGTCAAATGGCTACATGGCAACCAGAGTTTGGATTGGGAAAAAATGCAAAAGAGTTCTTTTGCATCGTCTTGTTTTTTTGCTATCAAATGGTTATTTGCCAAAAAGTGTTGACCACATCAATGGTGTTCGTGACGATAATAGACCGGAAAATTTAAGGGCTGCAAGCCTACGCGAACAACAAGGAAACAGATTGGCGAATGGATTTACTATCAGAACAAAACGATACTCAAAGCCTCGTTATGAGGTAAATTGCGACCATCGTTATATTGGTGTTTTTGATAGTGAAGAGCAAGCAATAGTTGCTTACGCACAAGCCAAACAAGCATCGTTTGGCGAGTTTGCAAGAAGCAAAATTTAAAGGCATGAAATGAGCTATACCACTGGTACGTCCCTCTTCAACATGGAGTTCACGGAGATCGCTGAAGAAGCGTGGGAACGTGCTGGGCGTGAGATGCGTAGTGGCTATGACTTACGGACTGCTCGCCGGTCAATGAACCTAATGACCATTGAGTGGGCGAATCGTGGCTTGAATATGTGGACGATTGAAGCCGGTTCTTTCCCGTTAACTCCCGGACTGAATACTTATCCACTGCCAAATGACACTATTGACCTGTTGGATCATGTGATTCGCACCGGTGCAAATAGTTCAAGCACACAGGCTGACTTGACAATTTCACGGATTAGCGTTTCTACCTACGCAACTATTCCCAATAAATTGCAGCAGGCAAGACCTATTCAGGTATGGATTCAGAGATTGTCTGGTGAAACGAATCCAACTTCTTTAACTACAAGTGGAAGCGTTACCAGCACCGCCACCACAATTACGTTAAGTTCGACAGACGGGCTTGCTTCTTCTGGCTACATTAAGTTGGATTCAGAGATCATTTACTACGGATACCTATCAGGCAATACCATTGGTGGATGTTTCCGTGGGCAGAACAACACTACAGCAGCCACTCATACAACGGCTACAGAGGTATTTGTTCCTCAGCTTCCAGCCGTGACAGTGTGGCCTACACCCGATGACTCTACTCCTTATGAGTTTGTCTACTACCGTATGCGCCGCATTCAAGATGCTGGTTCTGGTGTGCAGATTGCAGACATGAATTTCCGTTTTCTGCCGTGTGTAGTCGCTGGTTTGGCTTACTACATAGCCATGAAAGTGCCTGAATTGATGCCCCGTATGGAAATGCTAAAGCAGGCATACAACGAACAATTTGACTTGGCGGCAGGTGAAGATCACGAAAAAGCACCGCTGCGGTTTGTGCCGCGCCAGCAATTTATTGGCGGGAGTACAACCTAATGGGTAGCACCTATGCTTCTGGTCGGATTGCAATTGCAGAATGCGATAGGTGCGGTCAACAGTATAAGCTCAAAAAACTCAAGACCGAGGTCGTAAAGACTAAGCGGTATGAGTTGAAAGTTTGTCCTGAATGCTGGGATCCAGATCATCCTCAACTTTTATTGGGTATGTATCCTGTAGAAGACCCACAGGCATTAAGAGGGCCACGCAAGGATACGACTTATGTAACGGCTGGTGTAAATGGATTACAGCTAGATCAAAGTGGCTTTGGAGGCTATCCTACTGGGGGCTCGCGGGATATACAGTGGGGATGGTATCCAGTGGGCGGCGCAAGAGATTTTGATGATGCTTTGACACCGAACAATTTGGTAGGAACGGCAAGTGTTGGTACAGTATCAATAAGCGTAACTTAGGAGCAAATGATGGAAACAAGTAAAGTTAAAGGCATTGCAAAAACAGAAGCAAAAAAGGTCGTTAAAGGCCATGAAGCTTCTATGCACGGCGTTAAAAAGATGGCTAAGGGTGGTAAGACCAACCTTCAAATGAAAGAACTTGGTCGCGGCTTGGCTAAAGTTGCCAATCAGAAGAAGTCTTCTTTCACATACAAGCGCGGAGGCTGATATGGGATACAGCAAAAAGATGATGGGCAAAGAAGTTGGCGATGCAGCTACTTATGCAGCTCCTCACAACATGAAGGGTAAAGCCGAGCCAATGCAAACAAGCCCCGGCAAACGCGCAGCCAAACGGGATAACAATCCTGATTGGACTCCTATGGATGGTGTATCTATTGGTAGAAACAACAAAGTAAAGACCGATGGCATCAAGATCCGTGGTACTGGCGCAGCCACTAAAGGCGTGATGGCTCGGGGGCCAATGGCATGACTTACAGCGAATTGGTCATTGCAGTGAGTGACTACTGTGAGAACACGTTTCCCACGGTAGACATGAACATAATGATTAAGCAAGCTGAACAGCGTATCTATAACACTGTTCAGATAGCGAATCTGCGCAAGAACATGACTGGTACTATTACCGCTGGTAATCCGTATCTGTCTGCGCCTGATGATTTCTTGTCTGCTTATTCGTTGGCGGTGATTAGTGGAAGCGATTATCTTTATTTGTTGAATAAGGATGTGAACTTCATGCGCGAGGCGTATCCAAGCACGGCAGCGGCGTATCGTGGTAAACCTAAGCACTATGCTATTTTTGGCCCACAATCAAATGCTGTTACTGAGTTATCGTTTCTTCTTGGCCCAACACCAGATACAACGTATTCAGTAGAGCTGCACTTCTACTATTACCCTGAGTCTATTGTTACAGCCAACACTACTTGGCTTGGGGATAACTTTGACTCTGCTCTTTTGAATGGAACGATGGTTGAGGCTATTCGCTACATGAAGGGCGAGCCAGACATGGTTAAGTTTTATCAAGATATGTATCTACAGTCTATTGCGCTGCTCAAGAACTTGGGTGATGGCAAGCAACGTGCAGATGCTTATCGTGATGGACAAGTACGGACACAAGTTCAATGAGTATTGTTCAAACTCAAACCACAAGCTTCAAGGCGGAGCTGTATCAGGGCATTCACGATCTAGACACAGACGTAATTAAGATTGCCTTGTATACAGCAAATGCAGATTTAAACGCAGAAACTACTGCTTATTCATCTA